GTGTTCCCTCACAACCAAGTTCTTTAGCTCTTTCTTGAGCTTCTTCAATTGTAGTGTAAGTGTCTTTCATTAAAGCTGCCGGTTCTTTATCTAAGTAACTAGGAGTTTTTTGAATTTCATCTTCTCTTTCTACTTCTGGAGGTAAGTCTATACTTGTAAGTTTGCTTTCTTCATCATCATTGTTATTTGCCGGAGCAGGTTCTTCTGTAGGATTATCATTAAGAAGTGGTGAACCATCTTCTGTAACTTGAATCATATTAAGAGGTCTTAAATAAACATCATGTCTATCATCTGCCTCTAGTCCTACAACTTTTCTTGCTTCGCCAATTGTTACCCAACCCCCTTGTACAGCAGTATTCATGCGTTTATAGAGATTGTCTTTGTCATCAGCTAAAGCTCTAACATTAGTGATATCAAATTCTGCGTATTCGTTTTCACTTCCGTCAAACTCTGGTCGTAACAATTGATGAGTCAAATCTTGCGCAACCATGTTCCACATTGGAACTAGTTTAGACTCTGTAAAGAACTCTCTAAGTTCTTTTGTATTTGAATAAGTTGCGGAATCAAGACCAGCACCGAGTCCTGCGAGAATAGCTGGAACGCCAAGTACCGCTGAAACTCTTTCTTCTGGTATTCTTCTTAATTCTGCCAACTTCATTTGGTCTGGAGAGAAAGAAACAATTTCTACATTCATAGCACCAGATAAGACCATAGGCGCACCTCTGTTCTTACCACCAAACTTTTGCTTATACATTTCAGCAATAGCTTCGGCTTCTTCTCTCGTTGGCCCACCCATTTGGTCATCTCTTGGAGAGAGGATTACTCCGGGTACTGCCATATTGTGCAACAAAGCAGCAGTGTATTGTCCTGCGGCTTCGTCTCCTGCTATTTCTCTTAGAACGCCTCTAAGTGGAGCAAGACCTCGCCTCATGTTATTTGGGTCAACATTTTGGCGTAAATGAATCATATCTTTTTTATCTATCCTTACAGAATCTTCACCCTGTGTACCACCTTGTGGTTGATAATCAAAATGTGTAATAAGTTCGTTTTCGTTACCTTTAGCTTCTACTAAGTGAGGCATTAAAGGAACTAGTTCTACAACTTGTCCTCGTTGATTTCTATTCTTATAAATAAAAGCATCTCCGTTTGCATTTAGAGAAGTAACAATATAGTTAGCTAATAACTGTTGTGTCATGTAAGGATTTGGCTTTCTAAATAATCTAGCCATTGGATGATTCATGTCCGGTGTATAATCGCCTTCTGAATTTCTTGTAGCAACTAAAAGTCCTGGTTCTGCAAATGAGGTTGCTAAAACACTAAGACATGCAATAACAGCAGAGTTACCAGTTCCGTCTCCTAGTTCTGCTAATTTTTTATGGTCAAAATAACCAGATTGGGTATTGTAACCCATGACTGCTTGATTTAAATATGAATACTCTGATTGATTGACAATTAAACCTTTTTCGTTTAATTCTCTTCTTAGTCGTGCATCAGTTGGTGCATTCAACCAATCTAATGCTTTTGAAAACCTTGATTTATCTTCGGCCATTAATACGCGCTCCAGCTTCTTGCTTCTTGTAACATTTGAACACCGTAAGATAATGTATCAATGATGTCATCATGAGCCCCTGCTGGGAAAGTCATTATTTCTCTCTCAACCTCTGGTAGCCAATGTGTATCTCTCAATAAAAATACATCTCCCGATTCCATTCGGGCAGATAAAGGCAGTGCGCGTGTAACTTTATCTTTGTCCGTCTTAAGGTCTTTAACACGAATACCAGCTCGTTGCGCCATCTGGATTATCGCAGTTTGGAAACCTTGGCGTTCTATACCTACATATTTTAGCTTATTTTTATCCATTGCGCGTTTTATCGCTGGAATAATATCTGGGCCTTCTAATTTGGCTCTAGTCATGTCAATAACAAGTAATCTATTGTCCGGAGTTCTTGCAAATGATGTAATAACAGTAAAGTCTGAATTTTTATTTGTTGTTGTAGCTAAGTCAACAATTCCAAATTTTTCTAAATTAGATAGATAATATTCTGAACCTTCGACTATGCATTTAAGATTTCCACCTGCGTCTGGAACCATAGCAAAGTAATTTATCCACTCTGGTTTTAACATACCTTGACCTGCATCTACAAACTCTGCTAAATACTCTTGAGCAAAAACAATTGAGCCAACTTCTTTTCTGGCAGACTCTACTTCTTCTGGGTCAATCATAGGATTGTCTGTAGTAGCAAATTGAAACCTTTCCCAGTTATCTGCTTCGTCTGCTACTTCCCATAAGTCATAAAACCAATTGCTTCTTCCAATAGGAGTGCTAATAAATAATGCAGACCCTTTTCTTTCTGTAAGAGTAGGTCTAAGAACTTCTTGCCATACTTCTGGTTTTACGAAAGCTGCCTCATCCATAACAAGAAAGTCAAGACCCTCTCCACGAAGTCTTTGTGGGTTGTCAGCAGAACGGACTGCAATAGAACCTCCGTTAGGTAAGTCAATTTGCATATTAGCTAAAGATACTGTTGGTTCTATTTCTCTAGGAAATGATTTTGCACTTGCAGCAATATCTCTCCAACCAACTCTAGCAATAGAAAATGTAGGGGCTACCCACCAAGCTCTACCACCTCTAAGTGCTACTTCTAAACACATTTGCACACCAAGTCGTGTTTTGCCAAATCGTCTACCTGCGCATAAAATTTTCCAACGCGCTTCTGAGTTAGCTACTTTGAGTTGTCCCTCATGTAAGGCAGGAAGTTTAGGAACATACTTATTAGTCATGAAGTTCTTTATACATAATGATTGGAGTGTGCTCGCCTACATAAGCTCCTAAGATATTGTAATCAAGGTGCGCATATGCTTCAGAATAAGCTTCGTCTTCTGTTATTTCTTTTGGTGCGTCTTCGTATATGCCATCGATAACCATATCCAACATTGTATAAAAATCATAAATTGCTTTTCCGTCCGAAGAGTAACCTAAGTAAGCCTCCTCAAAATCATCTATAATCATTGCTTTGGGATTGAACTCTGTTAGTTCGCTATATACATCTTTCATTTCACCCTCCAGTGTAATACAAGAAAACCTTTTAAGAGTTCAGTATACTCGCGTTGAGAGCCAACTTGTTGTCTTCCGTCAAAGATGTCATGATGATGTTTACACAACATACATACATTCATAGGGTCGTCAGATATGTCTCTGTTTGCTCCACCCATACCCTTTGCTTTTAAGTGCGCCATCTCTAGCCATTTTTTAGAATTGCATCCCGGCCATTCACAAGTATTGTTTGCTCTCTGTAAAGCTTTCTCCCGAAGCTCAGATAGATTTTTCTTGCCGGTGCCTTCTCGTTTTTTTTGCCCCATTCCAGATATTCCCGAAGAAGCACTACGCCTCTGTTTAAACTCTTGAAAAGTTTCGTTTTCCGGGTCCCAACTTATTTTATTCATGGTGTGCCTAGACTCCTTTTGAATAAGGCTATCCCCGAAAGAATAGCCAGTGATGGGAGGATATCGGTTAGTGGAGCCGACATAATCATCTTAACATTTAAATCTAAAACCATAGGTTTTATTATAGTCGAACTAGTTCCTCTTTGTAGAGATAAGCTAAAGAAATCATTCTGTCGATTATGTATCGTTCGAGAGCTTTTGGATTTAGATTTGGCTGTCTCCAAGTGTCGATTATTTTTCTACCCTTGATGTAAGTTATCTGTTCCCCACTAACTTTAAATCTCATTCCATTTTGTATATAATCTAAAGTCATTTTTTTATAGTAGCACCCAACTTTGAATATTTTTTTTATTGCCCCCACCCAAACTTTTTAATGGTAGGTACAGCTAACCCTGTGCGGACCCGCCCAACACAAAATTTAAATACTCCGAGGAATGTCCCTTGACGGACGACATACGGGCTGGCTAGACCGCTTTCTTTTGTTTTAGTCATACAAGATATTTTAAGAGCCAGTATCTTGAACTGTTTGTAATTAAACAGATTAGAACGAATGTCAAACAAAGTCAAACGCAGAAAGTAATTAATAATTTACTTTTGAAATTTGCGTGTATATACAACTGTGTTACAATTTTATTATCGAATACAAAGAAATAGAGCATCTTCCAACCGGGTGCTCTTTTTCTTATACAACCCACTCTGTCCCTCATACAAACAAAAAGTCGTAGCTTGTTGCGAAGGTGGCGCATGTTAACACCTATTAG